CTTCAAGTACAAGCAGCAGGACATGACTGAATTGAATGCTGATGGAAACGAAGATCGTGGTCGAAATGGTGAAGATCTGAATAATGACTGAAAAAAGTTAAAATAACTATTGACATTCTTTATGATACTGTATATAATGGTTGTATAAATTGAATAAAGGAATACATTATGAGTACTGAATTGAGAACTGTTCCAACAACAGATATCATGCAAACAAGGTTCTTCGGTGGAAAGGAACGTGGAACTTGTATTCAATTAACCCCACCATGGAGAGATCAAGGTCATATTCAATTGACCCGCGAACAAGCTGCGGTGGTTGCTGCTGAGCTAATGCTATTTGCAGAAGGCAACGAAGTTACTCAATCTCTTGCTGAAATCATGGAAGAAGCTGATGGCGAAGCAATCTGCGAGGCACTTTGTTCATGAAAACAGATCCTTGGAAATTAATTCAGTTACTTGAGCGAGATAACAGTCGACTCTATAAAGAAGATATGTTATCTCAATATATTGATGATGAAGGTCTAGTCAAAGGTTTATTATATTGTCTCGATAATATGATTACCTTTGGTGTGGCTGATATTCCATACTCTGATACTCAAGGCGAAGGAATTACTGCTGATGAGTTCTATCATCTTGCAGATCAATTAAAGAATCGTGAATTGACAGGTAATGCTGCTCGAGACGCGATCTTATCTTTATCTCTACAGTCAACAATTGACCAATGGAATGATTGGTACCGTAGAATCTTAATTAAAGACCTTAGATGCGGTGTATCTCTCAAGACAGTCAATAACGTTAAGAAAGGAACCATCCCTGTATTCACTTGTATGCTTGCTCATAGTGGTGACAACAATCCTAAAAAGATTACAGGAGACTGCGTTGTAGAATATAAGTATGATGGAGTAAGAGCCATTATTATTGTAGAAAATTCTAACGCAACGATTTATTCTCGAAACGGTAAACAACTCAAAAACTTCCCACATATCGAAGAAGCATTCAGCAATAAAATGTTTGATGATCTTGTCTTTGATGGTGAGGTTATGTCCGCTGATTTCCAAACACTAATGAAACAAGTACATCGTAAAGAAGGTGCTGAAACAACTGATGCTTATTTTGCATTGTTTGATTTTATACCTCTTGACGAATTCAAAACAGCAAAGAGTTCATTACCACTTATTAAAAGAAAAGAATTATTGAAAGGCTTTGAAAGATCAGAATACTTCAAAGATTGCATTGTCTTAACTGACTATACAGTCCTTAATATTGAAGATGATGCTGATAAGTTCAAAGCAATTAATAATACAGCAATAGAAGAAGGATACGAAGGTATCATGGTTAAACCTGTGAACGGTTACTACGAATGTAAACGTTCTTACGGTTGGTTGAAAATGAAACCTTACATTGAAGTAACATTAACAGTAATAGATATTGAAGAAGGAACTGGTAAAAATGAAGGAAGCACAGGAGCACTTGTTTGCGAAGGTACCGACGAAGGTAAACTTATCAAGGTTAATGTTGGCACAGGTCTTAGCGATGCTAACAGGGATGATATTTGGAATAACCGTGACGCTGTACTTGGTCAGTTAGTTGAAGTACGAGCTGATGTTGTAACAATAAGTCAAGACTCGGAAGAAGTTTACAGTTTGAGATTCCCGCGATTTAAATGTTTTAGAGGTTTTGAACCAGGAGAAAAACTATGACACAATATACTAAGATGGTTGAAGATTTTGCCATAATGGAACAGGCGCTTGAATGGTCTCGTGGTGCTGCTTGCATCCATTCACATTCTATGGATTCTATGCACTACGATGATCGTCCTGACGATACTGCTAATATGACTAAGAGTGTAACTGACATTGAATACAATGCTGGTTATATCGAACGTTTTCAGAATGGTAAACTTATTCATACGTTCGGAAAGAAAATGTCCGACGAAGAATTGCTTAATGCATATTGTGTCACGAGACAAGCATGAGAGTTGCTTTAGCGTTAGTGGTAGCAGCGTTGACTCTACCTTCTTCGGCAAGTACGTTTGATGATCAAGTAGATTTATCAATAGAATACCAATCAGAAGACTTGCATTGTTTAGCAATGAATATCTATCATGAAGCAAGGTCAGAGAACCTAGCAGGTAAATATGCAGTTGCAGATGTTGTTCTGAATCGTGTACGTGACGATAGATACCCAAGTACTGTCTGTTCAGTTGTATATCAGGCTGAGCATAAACCTTCTTGGAAAGATCCTAAAGTACTTGTACCTAAACGAAATCGTTGTCAGTTCAGTTGGTATTGTGACGGAAGGACCGATGAAGCAACTGAAGTAGATGCATGGGAAGAAGCAGTATATGTTTCTTATAGAATGTTACACGTTGGCAAGTTTCGTGGACTCACTGAAGGTGCTACTCATTATCATACAACGTTCGTAAATCCATATTGGGCTCCATCCTTACAACAAGTAGGAACTATAGGATCTCATATCTTCTACCGTCAAGACTGAATAAATAATACCATAATATATTAGTTATGGAGTTAGTTATGAAGGTGGCAGGTGTTGACTACAGTTTAAGTAGTCCGGCTATTTGTGTACATGAAGGTGAAGAATGGAGTTACGACAATTGTACTTTTTACTATTATGTAAAACAAAAGAAGTTACTGATTGGAGAGAAAGGACAATATCAAGCAACGATGTATCCTGACAATTGGTTTAACGATCAAGAACGATATGATATCATTGGATCTTGGTCTCAGGAAAAATGTTTTGAATGTGACTTTGTTGGAATTGAAGGATACGCATTTGGAGCGGTCGGTAGAGTATTTCAAATAGCAGAGAACTGTGGTTTATTTAAACATAAGCTATGGGAAAGAGATATACCATACGATGTATATCCACCAACAATGATTAAAAAGTTTGGTTGCGGAAAAGGTAATGCTGGTAAAGATTTAATGATCGAAGCCTTTGAGAAAGAAACTTCTATTGACATTCGCGAAAAATGTGGTATAATAAACAAATCGTGGAATCCTATTACTGATATTGTAGATGCCTACTATATTTGTAAATACGGTTTCACTCAACTTACAGAGAAGAAAGATGATAGTAATATTTAACGGACCCCCAGCCTCAGGCAAAGATGAAGCAGCAAGCTTATTCAAAGAGAACTATGGATTTGGCAATCTGTCTTTTAAGTATCAATTATTTAAAGAAACAATTAAACACTTTGATGTTGATGAAAGATGGTTCATGGAAGGCTATAACGATAGAGCTCAAAAAGAAAAGGCAGAGTTTGCTTTACAAGGTATGTCAAGACGCGAAGCAATGATTCATGTTTCTGAAGATATCATCAAGCCAAAGAAAGGTTTAGATTATTTTGGTAAATCAGTTGCCGAAGAAATAGAAGAAGGCAAGAACTATGCGTTAGCGGATGGTGGATTTGTTGAAGAACTTGAACCTATTATTGAAAAGGTCGGTGCAGAGAATATTGTTATCGTTCAATTAACAAGAGAAGGTTGTGACTACTCAACTGATTCACGTAAATACTTTAATGGTCATGTTATTTCAGAGACAACGATTAATCATAAAACATCAATAGATAGAATGTATGTCCTAAAAGAAGAAATGGATATAAAAACATACCGCTTACATAACAATGGTTCATTACATAATTTACGTGATGCACTATATACTATTCATAATGAGATTTTTGATGATAGCACTAACGGACAAATTAAAGAATCTTCCGAAGC